ATGAGCGACATAACCGACTTCCTGAAAAAGCATGTGTGGGCTGCGATCGTTACCACGTTAGCCGGCAGTGGCGTGCTAGGCACCGCTCTTGGAAGCGGCGTAACTTATTTCTTCACCTTGCAGCAGAATCGGGCTGAACGCTTCGAAAACAGCTTGATGACCGAGTATCAAGCTGCCGAGACCTCAAAACGAGAGCTGTACGCCGCAATCGACAAGTTTACGGCTGCCCTTGCAACCGGAAAACGTCCTGATCCTGCGCTAGTAGACGAAATGAATGGCAAACTTCTTGATCTTCACCAGCGCTTCGATGTTTTCAGCCTTGGTCTACAGCCGGAAGACCAGGCGAAACTTACTGTTCTAAAAGCAACTCTCGCAAACATGAAGCTTGAAGTTGCGCGCGCGAAAACGAAGGATGATTTGCCGTATTTCGCCGGTAGCTTGGCACAGTTTGAAAGCGCATATAAGGCTGCGCGACCTATAGTCGAGAAGAAAATCGGCACACCTAATAGGCTTCTAACAGGCTGAAGCCTGCGGTTCACTATTTCCCGCGTTAAAGAGAACTCCGCGATAGTTACCGCATTAGGTTCTGGAGTTGTTTGCGTAGGCCGATGGCCAGTTTTTCCCGTTGCGGCGGTTTTTGCTGAAAACGCCGGGATTGCTTCCCAAAGGCAAAAACCGCCCGGCGCAAGCGAGGCGGCTTTCATCGACACAATATCTACTGCCCCGAGATGCGCCGGGAAAACCACTTCTGGAACAGAACTTCAGTCCCGCGCGGTCCGAGATACGCCAGCCCAGCTATCAGACCGGTCGTTGCCGGTGGCCCGACGTTCAGATAGGAGGCAACCCCCTCCCCGATGAACGCCATGCCGAAGGCAACCGGGATTTCCCATAGCAGTTCAATGCCGAAGAATTTCCGCCTCCCTTTGCGGGCCTCGTTGCTGTGCCACATTGCCCGGCCAACCATTGCGCCGACAATGGTCGAGAGCGCTCCCCCACCCCAGGCATTCAATAGCTCATAGAGCGAGTTGTATTTGTCGGACATCAGTCAGACTTTCCGCAATAGAGGGCATAGCGTCCGCGATGCCGGGCGATGTTGACGGCAACCTTTCGGTCATGACCGACAAGGTATTTGTTGGTCTCCGGCAGCGGATCGATTGGCACCAGCAGGTCGCACGGCTCAATTGCCTTGGCCGTTGGGCTGCATGCAGCCGCCGAGCAGCAGGCACAAACCAGCATCATCAGCCTGAAAAGCTTCTTCATCGATCTTTTGTCCGTCTTTGAGGATGGTTATGCGGCCAGCCTGCAAGGATGCCGCAATCTCGGATTTGGCCGCTTGTCTACCGATCAGATAGGCGGGGGCCGCCGCCAGAGCGGCACCGATAACGATGCCGCCCCCGATCTTGATAAAGTCGAATGGCGTCATGAGAGCTTCCGCCATGCGAGATAAACGGACAGGCCGACGACGACCAACGCGATAGCCATGCGCAGCCAGTCACCGGACGAGAGGTCGCCCTGTTGCGCCGAAACCACTTCGACGGCTTTCACCAGCGGCTCTTGCGCGACGGATGCCGACGCACCGACTCCGCCGGCAACGAGCGCGACAGCCTTTGACTTTGCTTGCGTCTCGGTTTCGGCCGTGTATTTCGCGCCGACAACCGGACCCTTCGACGGATATTGCTTCCAAGGCAATTGCCAGTGCGGACCGTCCTTGAACGTCTTCCAATCGCCGCCCCACTCGATAGCAATACGCAGTTCCTTTGCTGCCTGCTTCATGGCCTTGGCGACCTTGTGGTAAAGCGGCCAATCCCAAGAGACCGAGCCGTTGACGACCGGCGCAATATCGACAGCATGCCCGTAGCCGTTCTCTGCGCGCAGATGCCGCGAATTCATCGTCGTGGATGCCCCGGATGCGACCATCTCTTTTTGGCGTCCAATGTCGCGGACGCCTTCAAGCACGGTGAAATCAACCTCTGTGATCTGGATAGCGCGCTTTACGACGCGCACGAGATCGGGGTGAACTCCAATAAGGCGCGAATTACTGCGCGCCGACAGCGTGTAGCCCATGTTGCAACTCCTATGTGGTGGGAAAAACCGCCACTTTGGGCGGGTGACAGCACCAAAAAACGTATCGTTTGATGATACTATTTCGTTGACTTCCGGACGTATCACTTTATGATACCAAAATCAGGAGGCCGCTATGATCCGTTCGTTCAAAGACAAGCTCACCGCGTCGATCGATGACGGATCAATCAAGAAAGGTTTCCCGGCCGATCTGGTGCGGCGCGCTCAGCAACTACTTTACGTGCTGAACGCAGCAACCAGCATCGAGGACCTGCGATCCCCGCCGGGTAATCGTCTGGAAAAGCTGTCGGGCGACCGCGCAGGCCAACACTCGATAAGGATCAACAAGCAATGGCGCATCTGCTTCGTCTGGACGGAAGCAGGCCCGGAGCAAGTCGAAATCACGGACTACCATTGACCCGAAAGGGCGTGGTAGCCATCATGACAACAGCCAAGGAGGGCAAGCGATCATGAGCGTTAGCAAACTCCCCCCGATCCATCCGGGGGAAATCCTGCGGGAACTGTATCTGGAACCGCTCGACATGACGCCCTATGCGCTGGCGAAGCACATCAATGTGCCGCGCACCCGCGTTGAACGCATCATTGCCGAAAAGACCGGCATCACCACCGATACGGCGATGCGGCTGGCGAAATTCTTTAAGACGGCCCCTGAATTTTGGCTCAACCTGCAGAACGCCTATGACATCAAGATCGCCGCCCAAGTGATGGAAAGCGATCTTGCGCAGATCAAAGAGCTTGCAGCCGCATGAGGCAGGCAACCAGAGATGAACATGCCGCGCATTGAAAGAGTAACACCAGCGTCAAACATGACGCTGGAAATCCGATGGAAAGATGCCCCGGCATCTTCCGCAAACCTTGTCGGCTGGATTGCGACCGGTGGCGAACTGCTCGCCCCGCTCAAGTCGATAGATGTCTGGACGACAGCTGCAGTGAAAGACCATGGCGCAACGGTTGAATGGGCGGGCGACGATCTGGCAATCGATGCCTATCAGCTATTTCAGATCGCAGAAGATCAGCGCGGCCCACTGCCGGCCCCGTCAGAACGGCAGGCCTAAAGCCGCCTAGCCGATTGGAACGTATCGCTGACAAATTCGGCCAAGCGCCAACGGCAGCTTTGCGCCAATTGCGGACCTCCTCGAACCGTTCATGGAAGACCACTCCTGACCCCGTTCCGGTCATTCAATCCATCCATGGGAACTCCAAAAGCCGCCGCTCGATAAATTGAGAACGGGACTTGCGGAGGGCACGATGATATTGTGGCAGCGGGGACAAGCCTGTTCGCTATGAGGGAAAGAATGATTGAAACAGACCGGTTGAAGCTCAGGGATTGGCGAGAGGCGGATAAGCCCCTGCTGAGCGTAATCCATGCTGATCCTGAGGTAATGCAGTTCCTCGGCGGCACGAAGACTGCGTCTGAGACCAGCGATGTAGTTGACCAACTGACGCGGCTTTCCGAAGGCGGCGAGCCAACTTTCTGGGCTGCCGAGCGTATCGATGACGGCTCGTTGATCGGCGCAGTTGGCCTGCATTGGCTCGGAGATGATTTTCCATTCGGTCCGGCTTTAGAGGTGGGCTGGCGACTTGGTCGCGACTATTGGGGCAAGGGTTATGCGACCGAAGCAGCTCGCGCGGTTCTCGATTATGCATTTAGCACCTTGGATGTGCCCCGCGTTTACGCTTTTACCGCATTGGCGAATAAGCGTTCTGAAATTGTAATGCAGCGGCTGGGGATGACGAGAGTTGAGGGCGGCGAATTCCTTCATCCCGATTATCTGCCGACCGACCCGAGCGCAATGCACATGCTGTATGTTGCCGAAAAGACATTCTGGATGTCGGATGGCTAGGCCTTAAACTCGGAAAAGTGGACGGTCGCCCTTCCATCCCATCTCAGACGAGTCCGCTCCTGCAATGACCGCTTAGGGCCAAAACCGGAAATAAATTCGCCCGCGAACATGCTCCCACCTAATTCTCATCGGTTCGCCCGTACCGGCGAGGTGTGAGGAATACCGAAGGCGTGGCGGGCGTGCCCGGCGCGCTATTCGGTGCGACCTTGCCGCCGGCATCAAAAGAGCCGGAGGACTCGCCACCTTCACTCTTGCCGCCGCCCTCGTCTTCGGTGGCCGACTTGCCGTCATAGAGCCGTCCGGAGACATCAACCTCAAAGCCCGTTGTCTTTGTGTATTTGGAGCGCGCCGTTTTGATGATGTAGGGCACACCGTCCAGCCCAGGACGAACTTGCGCGAACAGAAGCGGCAAGCCGGCCTCTATGTCGGCATCGCCTAACACCGTTACCGAAACCGCCCCCTCCCCGCGCGCAAGCTCTTTCGCCTTGGCGCGAGCCGCCTTATCAGCTTCGGCTGGCGAGGAAAACGCTTCGGGGATGCGGTAAACGCTATCGCCATCGGCATCCGCTTCGGCCTCGATTTCGACTCGCTTCGCCTTGTCGGCATCCTGATAGTAGGACACGACCTTGCTGTATTTCGTGCGGTCGTTGATATCGACTTTCAGCGTGCCGGTTTTGATGACCGAAGGCGTGAGGATGATCGAGCCGAGCGACGAACCGGAAGCCGAAAGGCCAGAACCGCGCCGGGCGAACAGCAACCGCTTTTGCTTGATGGCGAACAGGGCGTTATGCCGATCTGCAAGCCGCCGCAGGAAATGGATGTTCGTCTCGTCCTGCTGGCCTATCCAATCGTAAGTATGCTCCGCAAGATCGGCGTCTACGGCAGGTGCCAATCCGCTCTCGTCCGCGATTTCGGCTATGATGTCGCCGAGCTTGGCCTTGTCCCATGCCCGTTCCTGCCGTTCTTTCAGTTTGCCGCTGCGCAGGTCCGCCGCCTTGCCCGATATCGACATCTTGTAGGGCAGGCAATCGAGGCTGATCTTGTCAGCCGTGAATTGCCCCTTCGATACGAGATCGCTGCCATATCCCATTTTGACCGAGATGATGGCACCCTTGCGCGGCAGGGCGAGGAAATTAGGCGGGCCGTCGTTCAACTCGATATCGACCGTATCCGACTTCAAGCCCTCTTCATCCGTCACGGTGACGGAAATAAGCCGCTCATAGAATTGGCCCGCGACGGGAACGCCGTCGACGGTGATTTCAACACGAGGCTGCATGATCAATCCCAAAGGCTAATAAGCCGACTTTCCGCGCTCACGCTCGGCATGTCTGGCATTAGAATTTCCGTGCCGAACGGCAAGACCGGGCCGAGTCCAGCAAGCCCCGGATTAGCGGCAAGCACCGCCTCGACAACCCCGGCCGTTCGTCCATAGTGAGACAGGCAGGCCACATCGACCGTCTCGCCCTGTCGCGTTGTGTAAGTCTTTGCCATGCGATCACCGGAAAAGTTCGGAGAGGAAAGAGGTTGCGCTATCGACCACGCCGCCGGCACCCGCCGCCGTCTCCACCCTGCTTCGCTTGAGCGAGATCACATAGGCATTGCGGCGAGGCGCACCGCGCGCATCGTGATAGGATTGATCTTCCTCGACGGATTGCACCGTGAACATGCCGCGAATGACGCCTTCGATGGCGTCACCGCTGACGAGCATCATTTCCGTGCCGGCCATGGATGCGGCGATGATGCCGTCTAGCTGCGTTTGCCCCCCGAATTCTTCGGGAAACAAGACACCCTGAATCGTCACTTCATCGGACGTTGGTCCCGTCCACTGTTGCGGATTGAGGGTTTGGCCCACGGGTATCTCAACCCAAGGCGTATTCACCTTGCGTTTGATCCCCTGATAGCCAAAACCCAACGCCTCGAAAGCGTAGCCTCCGAGCATCATCGATGTTATTTCCGTCATAGGATCTCCATAGCTGTTAGATCGATTGCAGATGGACGGCTGTCATATTCCGCAGCGGGAAGGATGAAAGACGCAGGACTGGCAATGGTCTGCTGCCCAAGCCGGCTTTGAAGGAAGAAACGGCATGATCGTCAGAGAAATAATGGATAACAAAGAAAGCATCTCAGGAACCATTCTAGCAACATTGCCAGAATGGTTTGGGATCAAATCGGCAAGAGACACTTACATTCATCATGCAAGTCACGCTCCGATGCTTGGCGCAGAGCTTGATGAAAGTATCATAGGCTATGTTTCACTAGAGGTTCATTTGGGAAACAACTGCGAAATCCACTCGATGGGTGTCATACCTCGTTGGCATCGCAATGGCGTAGGCGCCGCGCTAATTGAAGCAAGTGCGAAATGGGCACGCTCTCGCGGGATAGGTTACCTTAGCGTCAAGACGCTTTCGGACAAACATCCCGACGAAAACTACGCCAAGACCCGCAGCTTTTACAAAGCTTGTGGCTTTGTGCCGTTTGAGGAACTTCCGACACTTTGGGGAGCAAATCTCCCTTGCTTAATGCTCGTCCGACCCTTGGATATCTGACCGTCACAGGAGCAAGATGTATAAGGTGCGCTTAGTGCGTGGAAGGCATCAATTTTGCATTTCGCTCTACCCACCGTCCTTGTTCTAATCACTGAACTGCGAATCCACCGCGTTTTTGACCGCAGCTCCAATCTGGTTAGCCGTCGCCGTCGCCGCCGCTTGGGGGTCGGCGACGCCAGTAATCGAAAACTGCGCATGAACGGTAACGTTCGGCGGTTGCTGGTTGATAACTCGTACATCTTGGGTCCCATTCGGCCTCGTCATCTCGGCAATAGACCCCGCATCGATCCGGGTTGCAGGTCGATCTTGCATATTAACGGCCATATGTTCTCGGAAATTGAACCCCTCATTTGCCGCTGCGCCGAACCATGTCTTCCGGTCGTTCATGGTTGACCACCAGCTTGAGAAAGATTCGCCTATCCCCGGCGGCTCGCGGTAGCTATCACCGTACGCCCCCTGAAATCCTTTGCGAATCCCATACTCGCCTGCAAAGCCGAGCAGTGCAGGAATACCCCCTTTTAGCAGGGCACTCCCCCCAAACTTGCCGCCCTGCATTAGCCGGGTCAATAGCGACGGCGGCGGCGTGTATCTCGTCCCCAGCCCTTGCACACCCGTGGGCGTGACCCGCGCACCTTCCGGCAAGCGGTTCGGATGCGGCACGGTTCCCCATGGCCCTGATGTTCCGGGCTTCCCGCCGGGAATTCGCGTCGTACCGCCGTTGCCCGGAGCGACCCACTTGCCCGCCTCAGGCAATGCCGGTGTTTTCTTTCCGGGTAGGACTAAAGAGGCGAGCGTGCCAACGCCCTTCAACATTGAAAACAACGTGCTAGCGCCGGACAACAGAAACATCGCGCTCGCTAGCTTGCGGACAGTGCCGGCGAGAAACGCAATGCCAGCGCCCCACATCACAAGCTTGAGGCCGTGGCCGGACATCTCCGCAAAGAACCTTGCGATAGGGTTTTCACGAATGGCATCTGTCAATTCACGGATGGACGAACCCCATTCCTTCGCCTTCATAAAGAAACGACCAAGGTTCTCGCCCGCGTTCGGATCGACCGGCCCAAGCATGAGGTCGCTCATGTCGTTGACCAGCTCGCGAATACCACCATCGTAGCCAAAGCCTTTTGCAAAGCCCTGCGCGCCAACCTTGATCTCATCGAAGATCGTCGCCCGGCTCCCGAGCGTATCCAACACATCGTTGATCGACTGCGCGCCTTCGCGGATTGTGGGCAACATACTGTCGCCGACCTCCCAGAAGATATTCGATACCTTGTTGCCCAAAAGCTCGAGCGCGTTGCCCGTGGTGCTGGCACGCTGCTTATACTCATTCATGGCGGAGCCGGCATATTTCGTGCGGTCGCTGACACTCGCAAGCGCATCGTCCAGCAGCTTGACATTGCCGAGCAGCGGAATGAACGCCTTCGCCTCGTCGCCGAAGAAATCCGAGACGATGGAAATCTGTTGATCCTTCGGGGCCTTGGCAATGGCAGCGAGAACCTTTTTCAGAGCACCGGGCGCATCCTTTTGCATCTGCTTGGCGATCTGCGGCAGGTCGAGCCCAAGCCTTTCAGCGGCGGCGCGCTGGCTTTTCTTCGCCGATGCACCGCGCGTCAACGCCTTCGTCACATTCTGCATGGCGGTTGCTGCAACTTCCGGCTCTGCGCCGGCTGCAATCATGGCGCTGCCGATGCCGGCGACCTGCTCTTTGGTGAAACCGGCGATCTTGCCGAGCGCGCCGACGCGCAGCATGAAATCCGTAATTTCGGATGCCTTGCTTGCCATGTTGTTCGATAGGTGATTCATGACATCGGCGAGGTCGCCGGTTTCGGCTACGGTCAAACCGAACTGTGTTTTCAGTTTGGCCAGGCTAGAACCGGCCTTCTCCGCCGTGATGTCGAAAGCGATACCGACGCGAGACGCCATCTCGGCAAAGCTCTGCAAATCCTGCGTTGCGATGCCGGATTCGCCGGCAGCAGCATAGAGAGCTGCGATGTTATTGGCGGACATCGGGATTTCGCCAGACATGCGCCTGATATTGCGGCGCATGTTCTCGAACTGCTCGCTGGATGCATCGACCACCTTTTTGACATCGGCAAAGGCGGATTCGAATTTGATCGCCTCCCCCGCCGTTGCCCGCAACCCCTCCCTCACACCAAGATAGCCAGCGCCGAACGCAACCGCCTGTCCGACCATGCTGCGGATCGGCGCGAAGGTCGCCCGCTGCTGTGCCCGAAGACCGTTCAGGGCATTGGTGATATGCTTGGCACGTGCGGTCACATCGTCCAGAAGCGAGACGCGCAGGGTGCTTTGAAGCGTGGTCATGGGGTTCCCTCCATCGTATCGCGCAAGGCGCGAGCCGCATCGAAATAGGCGAGCAGTTTTTCAGGGGACCACCGCTCGATGACATCGAGCGGCGTATGGGCGAAGCGGGCAACGAACAGGGCGGCCAGACGCCAATCGTGCTGATTTATGCGTTTCCCAACAGATCCTTCGTCGCGTCGAGAATGCGACGATAGTCAGCAGCGCAGATTTTCTTGAAGGCCGGAATAGGCACGTCGGAGATGGCGGAGAGTACGGCGACGTTCTGGGAAATCTCGCCTTTGAACTGGTCGCCAGCCATGAAATCGCCCACGGTCGCCTCACGGAAGGTCAGCTCAGAATAGGACGCCTCGTTGTGGGTGACGGGCTTCGAGAGCGTGACTTTAACAGCTTCGGTCATGATGAATCCTCATAGAAAATGGCCCGCGCGAAGCGGGCCGGTTGAAGGTGGATTGTGAGGGGAAGAGTTGCGGCCTTACAGCAGCAGGGCGTTGCGGATATCGCCGTATTGCGAGACGCCGCCGACCTTGAAATCAAAGTCGTCCATCTCGTAGATTTCCTCTCCGTCGATTTGGAGCTTGTAGTAATTCACATCGACGGCATGATCATTTTCGGCGAGGTCGCCGGCCTTCCATGTGCCGTGATCGGGCTTGTACATCTTGCCGCGAATGGTCAGCACGGCGCTGTGCGTGGTGCCATCTTCGTCCACCAGCGCGCCGGTTACCATGAACGGGGTATCGACGCCCGGCTTGACGCCGTGAAGCTTCAAAATCTGCGGGTCGAGGCCCGGCATCTTGAACTTGAATTCCAGCGCCTCATAGCCGAGCTGCACCTTGCGGGCTTTGATCATGCCGGCGTTGCGCACGTCTTCGCGCTTGGCCTCCGGCACAGGCACCGTGATGTCACCGATTTGGCCGAGCTTGCTCACGCGGTCGGCCCACATCATGCAATCGCGCAGGATGAAGCTGGGAAGGGTCTTTTCTGCCATTTCGGAGTTTCCTTAATCAGGCGGCGAGCGAGAGCGGGCCGGTTTCGATTGCCCCATTCACCTCGTCCAGCAGCAGCCGGTAGTAGAGAATGTTGCGGTGAGTGGTGACGTGGATTTGTTCCATGAGTCCAACAGGCTCGAACTCCACGTCGAGGAAGAGCTTGCCATCGGCAAGCGTGGTCGGTTCGTTGATATCTGCAAGCCAGACACGCCCGCCAAGGATATCGTCGTTGTTCTTGAAGACCCGAAGCGCGGCGTTGCCGTCCTCGATCAGCATCTTGAGGTTCGCCTTTGTGAACTTGCGGTCGACATAGAGGAAATAGAGGTCTTCCAGAGCCTCATTCACCATGTCGGCGGTCGCGCGAACGCTGTCGAACTGCCAAAGCGGATCATCCGTCGCAAGGCGACTACCCCATGTGCGGAAGCCGCCGCGCTCATTGATGATCGTGGCGACCTGCTTTTCGTTCAGATAGTTGCTGTCATCAGGGTACGATATCGTACGGGCAACACCATCGATCGTGCGGATGATCTTGTTGGAAACCGAGCCGGATACCCCTTCGGAGGAAGCGACGACGCGCGCGCGAACGCCGGCAAACACGGCAGCGACCGGCTTTGTGACGGGAACGCCGTTGACGTTCTTGATCGTCTTCGGGTCGATGATGAGAATACGACCGCCGTTGACGGTGCGCCGGAAGCGGACGGCTTCCGCGTTTGTGGTGTTCGGACCAGTGATATACGCCCTCGCTCGAATTTTCGGGGTTATGACGTTCAAGGCGGAGATAAACGGATTGGCAACGTCGCCAACATTCGCCGTCGCCGCCGGCATCACCTTGCCCGCCTCGTTGCCGCCGCCGGTAAAGGTGATCTTCGGTGGCTCCGAAAGCTCCCTGCCCGGCTCGACCACCCGCACCGCAACCACCTTGCCGGCATCGGCGATGCCCGTGCCCATGATTGCCTCAAGCTTGGGCAAAACCTTGCCGGGATCGTTGCCGCCCCCCGACGCCTCGACAATGGGCGCTTCCGTCAGCTTCGCCCCCTGTTCGGATATCGACACGGAAACAACGCCAGCCTCGATCCAAGCGCCGGTATTGCCCGCTGTGATGACAACGCGCGGCTGATAGCCGGTAATCGCCTTGGCACGTAGCGCCGCATAAAGGCCGGTACGGGCAACGGCATCGCCGAGAAGATTGGCTTGCTGTGTCGCCGGGTCGGCGCTGTCGGGCACGCGGTTGACGATGCACCACGAACCGCCTTCCCCGAAAACGGAAGACACGTCTTCCAAGAGCGTACCCGCAGCGCCGAGCGCTGCCGCCGCCCGTTCAGAGGTAATCAGAGTGGGATAGTTCAAGGGGAAAGCGGCAGGGTCGGCATTGGGTGCCGTGCCGTTGACGAAAGTGATGCCGTTGCGCTGGACACGCAAGAGCGACGGAGTTTCCGCGCTTTCGACAAGTGTCACGCCATGCGCATAGGATAGGTCGGCCATGAATGGTCTCCAATGAAAAATGACAGAAGATCGGTGAAGGTTTGTGCCGCCTGTCTAATTTAGAGCGGCCACGCGTAAGCAGCCCGCCGGCACGCGGCGAGCTGTGTTATCGGTCGATAAATTCTACTTCCGCCCTCAGCCTTTTCGAGCTAATTTGTCGACATGCTGGAACGATACGCCATTCACGAAGATGAAGACGGCACCGTTGCGATCCTCGACGCGAAGACATTCGAAGTGGTCGAGAGAGGCGGCATGGTGCTGCAAGATATGCCGTGGTATTGGGCTGAATCTCTGATCGGCCTCCTGCAAGCGCTCGATCAGCACAGAGAGTTTCCGAACTAAATCACGAGCGTTCTATCGCTGCGTTGCCGCCGCCCACATGGCGTCAATCGCATCCGGGGAAAGATTGAACGAAGCCCCGATTTGCTCAAGCAGTTGGTCCGGCCGCAGAAACTCGGACGGATATTCCCAGGCATTGAGCGCCTTCGCGCGCGCCTTGAGATCGGTGATTTGGTTGATAGCCGCCGTCACCTCGTCCGGCATGATATCGTTGTCTATCAAGGCGTCACGGAACTGGCGTGGCGTCAGAGCCGGCATGGCCGCTCGCTTCTCTTCCGTCGTCATGAGATCGACCGGATTGACGATCCTCGTGCCGGTCCACTTCATGCCGTAGACCGTGCCGCCGGGACCACGGGTGAATCCATCAGCCTCGACCGCGCTAATGCCGATAATCCTGTAATCCGCGATCTGCGAATGTTCAGGGTCCGGCTCCATCGAGACGATGAAGCCGCTATCGTCCACCGCAAGATAGAAATCGAAGGGCGGTTGCGACCTGTAAAGCTCGTGCCATTCGATGTTGTCGGCATCGTAGAAGGCATAGATTCGAACCGCCTGTCCGCCCTCAAGTTCAACGGTCTCGGCTCTCGCCGTGAGTTTTCCGAATTCGTGCATCGGCAATCCTTAGAATGCGAAGGCGGCAAACCAGCCGCGATTTTGAATGTAGAGCTGTAGTTGTCTACTGCCAAACGTCAGCTGTTCGACGCCGGATTTATAGGCCCGGCAAAGGTAATAGCCGCCATTGTTGCTATCGCCTCCACCAGACGAGCCGGTTTTGACGGCAACCTCGATGTATCCAGCAGCGCGCGAGTCCGTGACGGCATTGGCAACGTGAGCGGCCCCATAGGCGTTAGCACGCTGCTCGATGCGGGTGTTAAGGTCGCCAAGCTGCTGGGTCCATACTTCGCCTCCAGCACCGATCCAAAAGTGGTTCTGCCCGCTCTGATCCTGCCAAATCAGAGTGCCGCCAACATCGACGACCCATCGTCCGCGCTTTACGTCCGGGTAATGCAGCCACAGCGACGGGTCGGCGAATTTTATCTCAAGAGCGCCGGACATAATGTCGCCGGCACGATTGACCGGAGCATAGCCGAGACTCGCTTGCTTGGTGTCCAAGGTCGTCTGAAGGTTCGCTATATCGGCGATACCGTGCTTGTGGCCCGTGTCGGCCTTCAAGTTGAGAGCCGCTTGGGTTGCGTTCGAAATCGGCTTTGCCGCGTCCGAAGTATCGTTGACGTTTCCAAGCCCGAGGGCAGTCCGTTGCCCGGCGTTGTTCGCGGCAGTCAGCAATGCCCTCCCCGGCGCGCTCGCATCCGTCAGGTCAGCCGATGTCAGCGTGACGGCACCTTGTCGGCCAGCGACAGACTGCACAACGTCCGTGGGCGTGCGCAACTCCTGCCAATTCGCCAGCGTCGTCGCCGGCTCGGCCTGCAAGATGAAGCTCTTGTTGACATCGGTTCGGATGGCAACATCGCCCTTTTGCACGCCGAGCGCCAACATTGCCGCCTGCGTTGCCACGACAAAGGTATCGGTGATCGCCGACGCGGGCAGTTGCGACGCCGGGATTTTGCCCCCTCCGTCGAGCGAGGCGTAACCGTTGGCTGCGCCCTTGTTGGCAATGTTCTCGGCCACATAGCCAAGGCTCGCCTGTTTTGCCGCAAGCAGAGCGTCCATCGTAGCCGTGCTATAGGCGTCGGCAATGCCATAACCCGACAGCGTTGTTGGCTTTCCGGCGACATCGGCAAAATCCACGAAGCTCCAGGTCATCGACCCGGCTGCGCCGCCTGCCGTCAGCACCTTTTTGGAGCTGCCTATGCCCGTTGTGGGCACATGTAAGTTGCCGTCCCCCGTAGGGTGGACGTAGTTGTTTGCACCCGCCGCAACGCCGCCAAGCTTGGTTTTGTCGGCAGCCGACATGAAGCCGCTGGTCGTCGCCGTAGCGTCGGGGTGTGCCCCAACGCCGCCAGCTCCGACATGGGCAGCGGCAGCAAATGCCGTCGATGCCTGCAAGGCTGCGGAGCCGAGCTGTAGCGAAACACGGGCCGCGTTGGCATCGACGGCGGCGACAAGAGCGCGACCGTAGGCCGATGTCATCCCCTCATAAGCAGCCGTCCATGCGGTCGAAAAATCCGATAGATCGGCGACGGCAAGCGACAGAGCGGCCTTTGCCGCCGCTGCATCCCCCGCCTTGAGGATCGCGCGACCGGTTGCTCCGCTATCGGAAATATCGCCGGCATTTAACGTGATAACACCCGTTTTGCCGGCAACCGATGAAACGGCATTGAAGGTCGGCACGCGCTCCCACTTGGCCGGCCCACGGCGCAATTGATCGCCAGCAGAAACGGCGCCAACGCCATCCGCCGCGACCACGCCGGCAGCGGAAACGACCCAAAAGTCACCTTGGTTTCCCGAACCCGAGGAAATGGCCGGCGTGTTCGTCTCCGCATTGTAGACGCCGAGGAAACTGCCATCGACAGGAAGAAAAGCACCGGCAATCTTGCCGTCCGGGCCGAGCGGCGCATAACCGTCCGGCTTCCCCTTATTGGCCTTGTCTTCGGCACTGTACGAAAGCTTGTCCTGCTTGCCGGTCAGGAGGTTGAAGATTTCGGCTTTGGTGTGAGCGTCACCAATTCCATAGCCGCCAAGGGTCGTCGGCTTGTTGTCGATCTCCGACCATAGATGCCGATGGCGGTCATAGTCTTGCGCCTTCACATATCGGACATCGGTATAAGCGAGATCGAGCGACATTGAGAGGTCGCTGACCATCTCGCCGCCGCCCTTCAACCCTATCCCCGCAGTGACGGAACGTGTTCTCGGCACCGTCAGGGCGAGGATTTCGCGAAGAGAATCTTCGACCGTCGTGGACGTCAGCCCGCCGCCGGCCTCGCGATAGACGCGATCCGCCTGATAATCGATGTGCGACGTAGCCGAGATGATCCAATTGGCGCGGATGGGGTCGCCCGCGCCAAAGGTTCTTTCGATATCGACGGCAAGCGAGCCGGTGTCGCGATTGTAAGAGATCAACCGACCGAGCATCACGCCATACGGCGCATCGCGCGTCACGAGTGCCAAATAGGCCGCCGGGGAATAGCGGCGCTTGTTGGCGGAGCTGATACCGATCGTCAGGGGACCGGTCTTCACCTCAATCGTGGATTTGCTTTCTGCAATGAAGACCGCGCCAAGCTGCAAGTCTTCCTGCAACTGCGCAATGAGCGGCGAGACCGCTTCATCGATGCGACGCAAGCCGTTTTCCTGCAATTCGCGAACAGCCGATAGCCAGTCCTTTTCGATCAGCTCTTGCCCATGCAAGCGCAAATCGACATCTTCAAAGCGTCGGTTCCAGAAATCGGGGTCGCCGAGATCATCGCCGACCCTGATTTGATATTGATCCAGTCGGCGCATGACCGGTTACTCCTGCGTTGGCGCGACTTCCTCGAAAGAGAGGATGTCATCCTTGATCTGTTCTGCGAGAACGCCCTTGATGGTGCCGCCTTGGCTTGGGCGTATGATCAGCCCGGCAACCTTGCGGACGGTTGCGACTTGGACGCGATAGTCCGCGTCCGGCTTGAAGGCCGGCGTAGTGCTCTTGGCAGGCATGTTTCGTCTCCGGGGAGTTAGAGCGCTACGTCAACGCGCTCTTCGACGTGGAAAGGAACGAGGGCATTGTTCGTCGTGCCTTCGATCTGGATTTTGTAGGCGTTGATTGCCGGCGTTGCCGCAAAGCCGTAGGTGCGCCGGAAGCGACCGGGATCAATCGGTTCGTCCACAAAGCCGATGCTTTCGATCAGCGTATTGTCATCCTTGCGCAGCTTGACCGCGATGGTGTGTCGGTCCGCCTCGAACTTGGCAATGATGAGCTGCACCGTGATCGTCGTCGCCGCCGTGGCAAGCGTCCGGCGCGTCGAAATGTGCTTCAAGGTGGTCCGCTGTCGCCAGATGCGAATGCGGCTGCTCGGGATCTCCAAAGCAGGCGCAACGGCATTCGTGCCGGTCATCACGACGCGATGGCGGAGCAGCGGCGGCAAGCCCACAAGCAGATTGGGCGTCAACACGTTCAACGGCTTCCATGCGCCGTTGATCATCACTTGATGTTCGATGGCGCAGGATTTCGGCTTGATCGTACCGGCAAGGATATCGATGGAAGCAATGCCGCCCGAAAGGGTCAGCGCCGCCAATTCGATTTCGACGCGGGACGCCTTGAAGACCAGATATTCCATCTGGAAATACAGGTCCCGCGTTAGATCGCCCTGATAATATGCGCCGTCCGTCGAGTAGAACAGCGTGCCTTGCGCATACTTGTTGCTGTCAACGACCGCGACCTTGTGATTGCCGAGCGTGGTCACGATCAACGCGTAACGCTGGCCGGCTTCCAAAAATACGGGCGGAATGGTGACATAGGTATCGTTCGGCGCAACCTTGATATCGGCATAGGGGATCGTGACATGCGTCACCAGATGCTCGGGGTCAGGCGAACCGCTGGCCGTGGTGTAGCCGATGGAAATATGGACATCGCCGTCCGCGCCTTTTTCGGTGAAGCGCAGCTTGAGGCCAGAAAGCCAACCGTCCTGCGAGTTGAGAATGGTCTGTGCGATCTGCGCGCCGGACACCGTTCGGTCGGTGACCTGCGCCACCCAATAGTTGTCGTTCCACTCGTCCTCCCAAAACTGCTGCACGCGCAGCAGCGTATGGGCATTGAGCGGGTCCCACCACGATTGTCCGTAGACGTTATCGAGAATCTGCGTGCCAGTGACGAGGAAGGTTTCGCCGTTCTTCTTGAACGTGTTGGTGGCGCTGTCGTAGACGCCATCGGCCCACCACTGCGAATTGTTGCAGACGTTATAGGCAGGTCCATAGCGCAGGCGCGAACGGGCCACCGACAACTGTTTCATCTCATGGGTCTGGAAACCGTACTGCGCAATGGCAATGGAACCATCGACCGCACCCGCCGATGACGCCAGACGGATTTCCCGACCAGAGATCGCCGGCAGCAGCAGGCCGTTGCCCGGCACATAGGCGTTGAGATCGAGCGGGTTATAGAGCGAAATCTGCGTTTCGTTGCGGTTCTCATGCGAGAAGCGCACGCCCTCTTCGACAAGGCAAAGAAGATCGATGTTGTCTTTGTCGGTTTCATTGTCGGTCAGATAGCGATCCGACGCCCAATCCGACGCATCGTCCGGTATCTCCATTTTCTCTTTCAGGCGGGCGATATCGCGCATGACGTTGATCAGCTCGCCGGACCCGGCCATGCCCGCCATGCCCTTTTTGAGCGCGGTGATATCGCTGGCAATCGTGTTGATGCGCGGTTCGATCTGGTCGCGCCAGACTTCGAGCGAGCGAATACGCTTATCGTTGCGCGTGACGGACGGAAGCGCATTCGCCCCTTCCATCGCTATCGCCTCGATACCGGTCGTGTTCAGCGTCACCCAGGCAATGACGATAAGCGACTGATCGACAACGGGCCGAGGCAGTGTCGCGCTCTCTTGCCCCGGAATGAGGTCAATTTTGGCGGCGCGCTGGCGTTCAACGACCATCATGCGCGGTTCGGTCGTATCGCTTTCCAGATCAACGAGAAAGTCGCGGGTCTCGTTGCGGCTGTCTTCCTCTTGACCGTAAGCGATCACGGCAACCAGCCGCTTCGTCGCGGAAGGCAGGATCGAGACGATATTGCGGGTGGATGCCTGCGCCATCTCGAAGATTGCGCCATCGGGCCGGTAAATCCGACCGCCGGCAACCTGCAATTCGGTCGCGCTGTTTTTGGTGACGGTGAAGCCGGCATAACCGGGCGCGTCCGCCGTCACCGCATCTTTTACCAGCGTGTCAAACGTCGCGCGGGTTGACGACTGGATAGCGTTGAGGTCGCTATGACGCGCCTCCATGCGATCCTGAAACGGCACTGTTTTCAGCATATGTCAGCTCCTGAGTAGACGGCCGGCAATGAAGGGCGTGCCAGCAACAATGAGCTGGCCTGCCTGCGGGCTGCGATAGGTTTTCGTGTTGATGAGGATCGTGTCGCGCGCCGATTTCGCGGCGCGGAGTGCTCGCAGGGTTTCGCGGTATTTTTCGCCATCGGAGGCCGCAAAGAAGTTTCCGAAGAAACCGCCTACCAAGAGCGCGCGACGCGGTTTGATGGACGGCACATGCACCACCAGTTCGGAAGTGAATGGCGCGACGCCGAAGCGGCTGACACCCAAATAGGAAGCACCACGGCGGCGCGGGACCATTTCCGGGTCCCAAATGACGATGCGTTCAAACACCCGTGTTTCGGATCGCATGTTCGACCAATAGCGGCGGTGCAAGGGTCGCCCGAAGAATGCCGCCCGACCCGCCTTTGCCGCCAAATATTCCGCTTCTGGCTGGACTGTCGCCGGGCGCATCCCATACCGAATGACCGAGGGTGCACCGTCTGCCCGCCTGAATGCCGCCACCGATCGGTTGTGATCGAGCGACACCAAGAAGCGCAAGCTCTTGCCGAGATAGGTAACAGAGCGCCGACGTGGACGCCGGAGCAAAGCCCGCTCGTACAGGGCATAGCCGAGGCCCGGAATGATGTCCGTTATCTCTTCGACGTTGATGGGCTGCTCTATCCCGCGCTCCACAAAGGTAATGCGCGGGCGGGTGCGCTCCGCCGCCTTGCTGTCGGCGACGAAGGACGCGCCAAGCGCCGAATAAGATCGCGCCGAAAGAAACAGCCGCTTCCCGGCGCTGGACCGCAGCGCCCGCGTATAGATGCGGATTTGCGGCATGCGATCAGAAAGCGCCGCCCGCTGCTCTTCCGACATGCCGCCGGACAGAAAGAACGTGCCGGGTGGCCGGATGGTGCGAACAATCTCGCTTCCGACGACGCCGGCATAGGCTTCAAGCCCGGCGAGCGTGCCCTTGATCCGGTGATGATAGATCGCATCGGCGATGACACGGCGCTGATGATGGACCGGCCATTTTGGATTCCAGATATCGACCGAATAGGCATGGGCGAGAACCGGCAGGAAGTGAACCGGCGTTGTCAGCGGATCGAGATAGACTTGCCAATCGATCCCGATTGCATCGATGCGCTCTCCGACCGCTGCCAGCGCCTTTTCCAGCGGTTCGGAATTCGGCGGCAGCAAATGTGTGTGTGCCGGGATCATGACTGCACCCCGAACGTCAGATTGATGCCAGTCAGAAACGGCGCGACGTTCGCGCGGGCCGGCATGTCCGAAAACCCGGCACCTTCAATGCGGATGACATTCGGGACATAAGCCGCCGACAACAGCGCATCGCGTGGAATTTCCGCCCCGATATGATAGCGGGCAACGCCGAACGCCTTGACGCTCTTGACCGCTGCGGCAAGCACCTGCGCGGGGTCTGGACCGCGCGGCACAATGAGCTTTCCAGTCAGGGCATAGCGGTCAATAGCTGCCGCCGAAACGGTGACATCGTCCGTGAGTGGCCTGATATGCTTGGCGTCGAGCGCCTTGGCGACGGAAAAGACCGCATCCAAGGGAGCCGCGACCCCATCCGCGCCAAGCAGGTAGACGAGAACCTTGCCCGCGCCGCCGTTGACGATACGAATGTCATGCGCCTGCGGCCAAGCCTTCAAAGCCGCAGCCAGGTATCCATCCTCCGAACCGGCGGCAGGTGCGGAGAAAGTCGCCAGATAGCGGCGCAACAAGGCGCTGTCGTCTTCGCGAAAGATCAGCTTGCCATGTTCGTCCAGCGTCACAATGCGTTCGACCCCGGCCTTTGAAACAGCATGGTCGAGATCGGCATTCTTTGCGAACGCCGGCAAGGTCGAGCGCAGGCCGTCATTGACGCGGGCACGCATCAGCATTTCGCGGAATGCATGGGCTTCCTGATCGATCTTGATCGGATCGGTTTCGAGATCGCCCACGTCGTATTCATAGCCGGCCTGCTCTGCCCGCTTTTCCAGATCGGACATGCGGGCCGAAAGGATCGTCTCGAAATCGAGTTTTTCAAGCGCGTCCGGTTCCGGCAGGCGGGAAACGTCAATGATCGTTGGCGCATAGATTGCCATGGTCAGGCCCCACCATAGATGACGCGGACGCTTGCACTCTCCGATATAGAGTAGTCGCCGCGATGGCCGCGAGGGTAATAGGTTCCGAAGATTTCCAGCGTAATCGAGCCGTCCGCATCGGCTCGCGTCACCCGACCCGCCGTCATGCGATAGCGCGGTTCCCATTCGAGGATTGCCGTCGCCGCAGCCGCATAGACGGCAAGAATGGTGCGCCGGGTCATCTTGGCATCGATCAGATCGAGCAAGTCAGAACCGAAGTTCCGGCGCATGACACGCGAGCCTTTCGGCGTGGTCAGTATCTTGCGGATGGATTGTTGAACTTGCCCCCAATTACTGAGAGGCTTGCCGCTTGCGGCGCTTATACCCGTTGAATCCGGCATCGCTGGAACCTCTTTCTGAATTGACCGGCGACACAACATCGCCAAATGGCGGAGCAAGCTCCCTCGCCTGTTCGGCAGTCAGCGCTATGATTTCGCCGGACGTGCGCCATTGCCCGGCCATCTTGCTAACACCATCACTCACAGCTAGGATTGCGCAGTCGGGTGCCTTGCCTAACCTGCTGCCGGGTTGAAGGGCGAAATGCGAGATTGAAGACGACCGTGTTCAACAAGGTCGATGGGTAATCGGCAGACTTCGGCCATGCACGACGGATCGTCTCATGTTCTCAAATCCCACCTTTATATTTTCGTCCGCGAATATTGCTGCCGTGAAGAAAGCTCTGCGGAGTGAGTTCCCCGAAGTCGGCTCATCGCACGCAGATGAAGCTCTAGCGGTCTCTTTTGGGTTCAAAACGCACGCTGCGATGCTCCAAATCTTGCGCCAAGTGGATGAAAGCGCCCGCTTAGCTATTGGAGTTGATCACTATCGGCTGGCGCTTCGGTTGATCGAACTAGGATATTCCAACGTATCTCCAGCAAGCCTATGGCTCCTCATGCTTGCGGTCAAAGTTCCCTCGCCCCAATACGATGAAACAACGGCACAAACGGTAAGGGCGATGCGACGGCCCAACGCCGCAAACTCCGCATGATCGGGGGAGTCGGTTAGTCTTTGGCGAAGACGCTGGACGAACCTTCGACAATCGGCCAAAGCCCCTTTGACGAGCCGGCTCCGACATCTACCCTATCGCCGATGCGGGCGACCTTTTTACCACCCTCGCCGCCGAGCTGTACATTCGGCGATTCCACGATGACGGTCGCGCCCGTCACCTTGACCAGATCGGACGAGGCTTCCACGACGGTATTGCCAATCTTGATATGCAGCGGCATGTCTTTGTTCTCGCGAGCGTTGGCATCGCTGTATGTCGAGAAATCGATCTGCGCATCCGCAATGTCGCCGCTTTCGGATACGACATCGACTTGCTCGCCCTTCTGATACAGCACGTCCACCTTGACCCCACCCGCCGCGAGCGTCCGCGCCTTCATCCATGGCGTGAGGTAGGGCTTGCCGTTCTGGTCGGACAACTTCACACGATACTTGCTCTTGTCGTCGCTGACTTCGGCAATCGTCCCTTTCCTGCGGCGATTGCGGTTTCGCCGCTCAAGCTCGGCAATTCGGTGTAGCATTTCCGCAAGCTGCTCAACTAAATCGCTCATGAAGACACCTAAAAGGCTGCCGTCATCAACATGGCGTCGGCTTCGCCGTAAACCATGCCGTAACGGCGGATGGCAGCTTGCAGCTCATCGGCATCGCCCGAAATCTGCGTGCGCATAAGCTCGATATTCTTCGCCATATGAGGCGCGTTCGGAATTAGATCGGCATCGCATTTTGCAAAGAACCGCCCAAACGGCGAGCCTTCCCCAAGCACCGCCCCGCGAATAGGGTCGGCGACGACTTCCGTTGTGAGCTTGAGCCGATGAGCTGCGAGGCGCGTACCGTTCGCATCCGTGCTTACGCGGTCGCGCTCGACACTCAACAGACGAAGGCTGAAACTCCGCAGCAGCTCCGCCCACTGATTTTGCGGATCGTTGAGCGCATCGCCAATCTGGCGGATGGTCATATCAAGCTGAAACTCAAAATTCGCGTCGGTCGCCGGAAGCCCACCGTAGATGACGCTTTCGTCCGTTTCCGGGTCGGTCACGACATGCGGCGAAGCTATCCCGGCCTCAAAGGTGATATCGACGCTTCCATTTTTGTTGAGCGCCCGCGTCTCTAGTCCGTCCGTCACCTTTGACCCACCGACATAGACCGAAATGAACGGCTTTTCCTTATGGGTTCTAAGCTTGCCGTCCGCGCCAACGTCAAGCGTTCCGATTTCACTATCAAGCACGTTGTCGCCGACCATAGTTTGCCCGATCAGAGCTTGCACGGCGGCGATGCGGATGGCGATACAGGCAAGCGACATGTGACACACTCACTTTTCATTGAGGACCGCGACAATCAAATTGCTGTAGCGGTCGGAAATAAAACTGACTTCCCAAACAGGTTCGCCCTGTCGATCGATAGCGCGCACGGCATCGCCAGCTTGAAGCCGTGGGCCGTCATATGAGCCGCGATCTAGGAAAAGCTCCGCCTGCCCCGCCGCAAGACGGCTGCGGAAGACGCCGGCTTGACCGGCACCTGTCGGCTTGGAATCATCGCCGCCCTCGCAAAGCGCCTCGCAGCGAACGATAATTTGCGGGCGCTCCGGGTCGGCCTTTCCACCCTTCATGAAGGAAAGCCGCACCCGCTCGCCAAAAGCGCCGCCGATCTTCCGATCAACGGCGGCTTCCAGTTTTCGCCAATCGACCATGTTACTGATGCAACACTACGGAACCGAAGTCGGACGGATTGGCGGCGACATCAGCGGAATAGCCGATCTTCGTCTTGCCGCCGGTAGCATCGCTGGTCGCGGCGCCTGCATCCCAATAAAGGGGGATGCCTTCGGTTGCCCAAGCCTGCGCGGCAACCTTTGGCAGTAGGTAGACGCCTTCGCGGTCAATATTGACGCGCGCCCCTGCCTTGGCCGAATGCGCTGCGACACCGAAGAGCTTGCCGACCATTACCCCGTCACCGGAGTTGACATCAGTCGGCGCGGTCACTTCCAGCGTATCGCCTTCCTGAATATAGTTTTTCATTGCGAGCGTTCCTTATGAACAATGAGGACGAGAGGCGGACCCGGAGGGCCGCCCGTGTTGATCCGCGCCGATTAGGCCAGCTTGCCGGGATTGTGGTAGCCGAACCGGAAGTCGGTCGCGCCGCAGCCGAAATCGTGTTCCACCGACATGCTGAAACCCTGCCGACCGAAAGGCTCATCCATGCGGACGCGCGGCGCTTCGTAACCGTCCAGATAGCCCCAACGGTAATTCGAGCCGGTCGAAGGGTCCGCGAACAGGTCCCAGGACGGCCCGTCGATTTGCGAAGTTTCGACAAGCTCGAACTTGCCCGAGAAGATATTCACGCTCGAAACCGTGGCAGGCGTGATAGAGGCCAGGAACTTTTCCGCATTCGTGAGCTGGTCGGGACCAACGAGCATGATGCGGGCCGGGTTTGCCAACATCGGCTTATCATCGATACTCTTCTGTTTGCTCATCGACTTTCGGCCATCGCCGACGCTATCGACGGTGATCGCCGAGGCCGCTCCAAGATTGGAGTGGTCTGCGTGGAAGACCGTTTTCCCATCGGCAAGCTTGCCGTTATAGGCACCGGCATAGAAGGTGACTTCTTCGAACAACGCCACCGATGCGCCGTAGCTGGTCAAAAGATCGGAAATTGCGCCGAGATCATCATTGATCAGCATCGGACGGCTGATGTTGAGGGCGATGGCATAGCTGAACGCCTGCACCGACTCCTTGCCTTCGCCGAAGGTGCCATATTTGATTTCGCCGTTTTCGAGCACCTGTTTCAGCATCGGGAAATCGCCGACGCGGACAATCGTATCCGGGCGAAAGTCGCGAAAGTTTTTCTTCCGGGCGAACCGGCGGAACGTTGGCTGCGCAAGCGCATAGCGCTGTTCAAGAGTGCGGTTCACGGCACCTTCGAAGATTGCCGGGAAATCGGACGTTGCGTGCGATGCGCGCGTGAAAATGTCGTCGATGTCCCGAGCATTCAGCATGCGGCGACCACGGAAGTTGACGCTATCGGCGGCAACATCAATAAGGCCCTGTCCCGTATACTGGCGAGCCGCAGCCGATGGGCCGTCCGTGGGCATCGGCGCACCGAGGCCGTAAGCAAGCGCTTCGACGCGAGCCGCGCGGATCGTCTCGGTTTCGTCTTGCCCAACCTGCGCGCGCACATGGCTGTCAGTTTTGACCGACTGGTCCTTATCGAACAGCTTTTCGAACAGCGCAGAGCGGAAAGCGTCGACGGTCGTTCCGGCACGGATGTGCTCACGGCCAAAGTCTGCAAGGCCGGCGCGGCTGGCGAGGTCGTCAATCGTCGTGGATCGCGTCCGCTCGGCAAGCATCCCTTGCTGCGCGGCGTCCCCATTGTGATTGGCCTGCGGAGTAACCGGCACGGTGCGGGTGGCGCTTTCGAGCGTGGTAATCTCGGCGCGAACCTGTTCAATCTCGGCAAGAATGCCGGCATGATCCTGTTCGATGGCGCGCGCGGCTTCGGTCGAAAGACCGTCCACCAGCTCGCCCCGCTTTTTCTCGGCACGCGTAGACAGCTCGCCCAACTTACTGCGCAACGCGAAAAGCGCAGGCGAGGCTTGCAGCATGTGGTTGATGCCGCCACCCGAAAGGAAGCTGTCGTGTCCGATCAACGTAGCGGCGTGGGAGGGGTCGGCGGAGATGATAACGAATGCGAGGCCGAAGCAAAGAAATGCGGCGACGGTCGCGAAAACATATGCAGCCTTTTTCATGGCGTGCGGTTCCTTATGAAGAGTACCGGGCAGAACAAGCGCCGTCGCCCTGCGTCCCGGTGGAGCGCAGGCGGCGAACTTCGAAATCGAGTATTGGGATTAGGCCAGGCGAAGCGCGGCTTCGGCCATGCGCATGCGGGTGGCGCGGATCAAATAACTATCCGGCTCGCCTATCAGCAATGGAAAAGTCGTCTCGGTTGAGCGGACCTGCGCGCCGGGATCGGCGGGAACGGTCACAAAGGAAACCTCGTTCGGCGTCCAGCGCTCCACGAAAATCTTTTCCACTTCACCCTTCTTCTGCGCTTCCTCAATGCGGATTTTGTCGATGGAGTAGCCAACCGATACATTCTTGATGATCTTGTCTGAGACCAGCCCGAACATGCGGTCGGCAGCAGCATCGATTCCCGGCTTTGGAAAACGCACCGTGCACATGCCCTCGCTGCCCTCGACCCAAGCCCGGTCCACAACTGCCACCTGCGAAAATGTGGACCAACGGGAATGACTGTCGAGAACAGGAGCGCCGGCATTCATGCGCGAAAGGTCAATCGCCCGCTCGCTGACAACTAGGATTTCGTCAAACGGCACGGCACTATCCCATCCCGTATAACGGAGCCGGCGGACAGCCGCCCCCGTCGTAAAGGCCAGCGTCACCGTGCGCGCTTCCGCGTCGATGGAGCTGTTAAGAGCCTCGCCGCGAAACTGCATCGGCAGGCTGGCGGGTGCCTTTCGCACTTCAAGTCTCGTCATCGTCTTGGCCTTCTTCTGCCGTGTCGGGCGGGTCGTCATCCCAACCCTGTTGCAATTGGCCCGCCTGCGAAACGCGGCGGGCGTCGGTATCGAAGACAAGCCCGAGGCCGTCTGTCTTTTTCTGGAATGCCGCGATTTCCGCAATCACTTCGTCGGGATCTTCGCCGGACTCCGCAATGACGGAAGGATGCGACCGGAAGCCGGCGCGAACCTCTTTGATCTTCGCGTTTACGTCCTTCAAAGGATCGGCCGAGTAGAAGCGCGGCGGCGACCATTTCACCGGAACTTTCGGCGACTTAATCAAGCCGGCGAAATATGCCGCCTCACAGAACCAATCCCAAATGGGCTGCAACAGCATCGGAATAATGAACTTCCATTGCAGTTCCGAGATGATCCGCTTGAAAGCTTCGATCCCGATCTTGCTGGACGAGTAATTCACCTTGTCCAACCTGCCGGTCAAAATGAAATACGGCATCCGCCAGCCCGCCGCGATGGTGTGCAGCATCGACACCTTGTAAGGGTCATAGCCACCGGTTGATGCCGGCTGCGAAAAGTCGAGACGCCGACCACCCACGGCATTGTAGAAGGTGCCCGGCTCGAATTTTTCGACACGTTCTCCACGGGCATTGTAGACGCCCGGTTGAAGTGACTTCCCCGTACCTTCGTCAACTGGCGTTCCAAGCATGTCTTGCTCTTCGCCACCGCTCATCACGCCGACAAGGCAGGATTCGAGACGCTTTCGAACAAGTTCCGATTCCTCGTATTTGGCGAGATCATCCAAATCATCCAAAGCCGGGACACCCCAGGGTGTACCGCGAACCTGCGTTCGCTGCTTTTCGAAGACATGGGCAATTTCGGACACCGGAACCGGCTTCGATATGACCGATGACATCGGATCAAAGAAACTGTTGCCGGGATGCGAACCAAACATCCAATAGGCACGCTTGCGGCCAATAGCATCGAACTCGATACCCTGAATGACCTTCCCGCCACCCGAAAGGACACCTTCTTTCGTGCTGTCAATCAGGTCCGTTTCAATGTTCTGCAATTGAAGCGGGACCGGCAGGCCATCTTCAAGCCTGCGGCGGCGGCGGCGGACCAAGCCGTCACCCGACTCGAACATGCCGCGCACCGCAAGAGATATCTGGCCATGGAAATCAAGGTCGCCATCTGCATCACAAACCTTGCTCCATTCGTCAAACAGCTTGTTGACCGCAGGGTCTTTCGACCGTGGCACGATGCCATCGCCGACCGCGTGGGCGACAAGCTGCGCGATGGCATTTGCGGCGTAAGGGTTGTTGCGCACCATATCGCGCATGCGGTCGCGAAGCGCGCGGCCCGCGCGGGATATTTCCGCGTCCGCCGATGTCGAGCGTGCACGCCTGCCGGATTTCAGGCGGCTTGTTTCGGCTGCGGCGTAACCGCGCGACATGATGTCCATCGCCGCGCGATTCTTGATACGCCGAAGGCCAGTTTCCGGCGCAAAATAGCCGATGGTCCGGTCAATGAGATTGGCAACGCTCATCAGTCAAGCGCCGCGCGAATAATGGGAGCGCGGGTCGAGCGGTTGGCCTTCATGGCCGCGAGCGCTTCCCGCATCTCTTTTAGCGAGTGATATTCCACCTCGCGGCGGGTGCCGCCCGAATGGAAAATCACTTTCCTTGCGCCCATTGCCATGGCGTCTTCGAGGGCGGCAATTTGATCGTCTGTCGTAGCCATTGCTATAACCACTCCGATTTTGCAATTTTCTGTGCTTGTGAAGCTGCCGGCGCTTCCGGCGGCGTGGAGAGTTCGCCCTCCCGATGCGCCCAATTGGGATTGACCATTTGTCGGGCGGCGAAGGCATAGACGGTGCAGTCAAGTGCCTCATGGCGGCGACCCGGAACCGGGACGAATTGGCGAGTGCTTTGGCCGCGAACATAGCGAACAATCATCTGCTCGCCCGTGACCTGTTCATACCAAACGTCGGGCAGGTCTTTCGAAAAGCGCATGGATTTCGGGCGAACAAGCCGACCAAAAATATTGCCCTTGATGCCGTCAACGCCAACGATGAAAAGCCGTCCGCCCTTTACCGATGTTTTAGAGCGCTCAATCCATGGCCGATTGCCCGCCGCTCCCTTGATCGCCAGTACGCGGCGATTGAACCGAGGGAACGCAAAACGATAGACCGTCTCCATCGTCTCGCCGTCCGAACTATCGATACAAACGGCATCGATCTTGATCTTGCCGCCTAACGGGTGATCCCATCGGGTCGATATGGCAACGTCCAACTCCGCCCATGTCGAATGATCGTCATAGCGGCCCCAAATCACGGTATGCCCGAGAATGAAGGGAATGCCCGCCTTGTCCCATCCGACAAAGGTCGCCTCAAGTCGATCATCCTGCACGTCAACGCCGACGGTGATAATGAGGACTTCCGCAGGGATGGCCTCAAGCCCGAAATCTTCGGCTCGCGTGGCAAGCTCGATGTCGTCTAGTTCGTCGCTTTCCTCTTCCCATCCTTGGGCAAGGATCGTGTTGACGAACGTTTGCAACGTCGTCGGATCATTCTTGACGGACACAAACTCCCGCGCCAAGCGCCCCCAGGAGGCGTTCGGCAGAAGCGAAATCAGAGCATTCATCCGAAAGCCGGCATGATCCTTGATCTCCGGGCGCAATGCCCGCCAACGTCCGGCGGCAACCATGCCCGGCTTGTGCCGCTCATCAATGGTGCAACCGCATTCCGGGCAAACATAGTAAGCCTTCTCCGGCTCGCCTTCCGGCCACTGGATATCGGCCCATGTGATTTCATGGAAATGTCCGCACTCCGGGCAAGGCAGCTCATAAATCCGCTTGTCCGATTGCTCATAGGCGCGAAGCACATAGCTAGTCGCCTTGTAGACAGGGGTAGACCCCATAACGATCTTGCGATCGGCGAACGAAAGGGTACGGCGCTCGGCAAGCAAAATCGGCGAGCCTTCCTTGGTCGCATCCATGCCGTCCGCTTCGTCGATAAAGAGAATGCGGACATTGTGGCGACGAAGGTTTCGCGGTGCCTTTGCAGCAATGACCTTGAGGAAACCGCCCGGAAAGCGCCGAGCTAGAAGCGTATTACGTCCGCCCTCGTCGGCATCGCCGGTCAACAACCCCCGAAGCGAGGGGGATGCATCAAAGATCGGCTCAACGTCCGAAACCATGTAGTCGCGGCAATCGGCCTCTGTCGGTAGGAGCGACAGAATGGGCGACGGGTCGTTTGCGCAGAAGCTTGCAAGTGCGCTGGTCAGCAACGTGGTGAAGCCAACACGAACCGGTTTTACCAGCGTGACGCGCTCGATTGCCGTGCTGCCGATGGCATCAGCGATTTCAATCTGCGGCGGCCAGAGCTGCACCATGCCCGTCAGCGATGACACGCCTTCAGGCAGATAAACGTTCTTTTCAATCCAGTCCGATAGCCGCAGCTTCGGAGGCGGTAGCAGACTGTCCCACAGCGCCCGCCGCAATATTGCCAGTGCTGTCGCCATCGTCTTCGTCACCAAGCCCGGTAAGCGCCGACCGTATTTCGCGGTCGATCAGGTCAACGTCGTAAGTGGTGAGGTGCGGAAGCTTCTGGCGGCATCGCGACGGCACCGACAACATGCCGTTTCGGATGCGGCGACCTAGAGAGGTCCACTCATTGCGGACATCAACAATCGCGATCAGCTCACGACGAAGCGACGCATTTTTCAATGCGGTCTGGTCGGCCTGCTCTCGTGCCAGTCGGGCGCGTTCCGCAGTTAGCGCATCGGAGCCGTCGCCTGATCGTCCCGCCGCCATCATCCGCAGGTGCTCGCAATAGCGCTGGACCGACCCGACCATGTCGAAGCGATTCCGATCTGTCTTCACCACGATTCCACGCTCGACAAAATCGGAGATCGCCCGCTTGGACACCCCCAACAAATCCGCCAGTTGAGAGGCAGTCATTCCGCCGTCGTTGGCGGCTTCCGGCTCGACTGCGCCGGCTTCCGCCTGCGCAAACATCGTGGTTTCGGCGGCAATCGCATGTTTCTTGTGTGCTTTGGCCGCGAAACTCGCGCTTACGCTGAATTTCTCGGCGGCTTCGCGAACCGTATGGCCTTCGTCAATGTAGGCGATGACCTGCAATCGGAGTTCGTCGGGATAGCTCTTTGCCATCTGATTCCGATTCCACCGATTGAGCGGTGGAATCCCCCTATAATTTTCTTCACAGAGCGAAATCCCGCAGTCGCGCGCACCCGCTAATCGTCCTCTTTTGGGGGAAGGACCCACCCGAGGGGGCCGGGGCGGCGGTCGCCGAGGGGTCGAAGGGCCGGCCCGTCAGGGCACGAGCTTGGTCAAGGCGGCTTCGACCCGCTCTTTGAGCAGCGGTGCCGCGACCCGATGGAAGGCGGCAGACGTTGCGCCCTTGGTCATCTCCTGCGGGATGAACACGCCAGAGCGGGCAAAGGTAATCGTCGTGCCCGCAGTGTTCAGACGGTAGAAGACATGCCCGTTGAAGTGAGGGACATCCTTGCGATCAGGGAACAAGGCGCCACGCATGAACGAGCCGGGATAGAGCGTCGGCTTGCCGAATGGCCTGGCCACTACGCCCGCCGGGGTTTCCTTGGGCCGAAGATACTTCAGGCGAATGTTGCCGCCCTTCGTTACCATCTCGTAGTAGAGCCTGCCCGGTCGCGCCGCCGCTGGATTGCCAATCGCCTTGACGATAGTCGCACGCGGCAGGCCGGTTTGCTTGGTCAGCTCGCGAATGACAACCGTCTTGGCACGGCCACCCACCTGATTGACGATGCGCGGCAAGACTTTCGGGAAGCGCTCTTTCAGCTCGCCAATGCGCTTGCCGTACTCTGAGAGGTTGCGGTCAACCCATTGCATGGATATCGCGGTCATTGGGAAGCCCACCCTACGGACAAGAGAAAAGGCGATCCGTTTGGACCGCCTTGGGTACGATGAAGATTTTTGGCAATGCAGTAGCACCGGCCTTGAATCGCCGCTCTCATTCGAGAGGGTCGAGGCAGGGTCTACCCGGCTAAACAGCGTGGAAGCTTTTCGCTCCGCTCGCCTTCCCCGAAGGTGGCGCGCTTGCACATGGACGGTAGATCATCCTGCCCTTTGACTCTCACAACTTTTCGAAGAACGCAAGAGGGGCGTCTACAAGGTGCACCTTGCCGAAAAGCTCCAGCTTTACGACTGCACCCGTTGCCATACGCTCGCCGCCAAACGAGCGCCCCTTGCGCATCTTGCAGATAATGCCGGACAGTTTGACGAAGGGTCCAAAGGTGAAGCGAACGGCGTCGCCGCGACCGAACTGCTTGCAGTGTTCGCGATCCGGCGCTTCATCGAACGCCTTGAATCGATAGACTTCCTCTTCGGATACACGATGCGGCGAGATCATGCCGCCAACGAAGCCAGCAACCCCATCAACACCGCAGATACCGCACACCGCAGCCGGCGAATAGACGATGTTGACCAGCACATACCCAGGCAGAAGCGGGCGCATGTAGTCCGCAACAACCTTGCCTCGAATGACCTGCTGCCCGGCGTTTTCGAGCGGCAAGAAAACTTTCACGCCCGCCTTGTGAAGAGCCTCTTCAACAGCTTTTTCTTGGCGATGCTTCGTCTCGACCACGAACCACTCCCGCTTTCCCGGCTGATTCTCCGCCGCCATGGACAGCATCGTGACCTTGATTCGCTTCCGGTCGCGCATCTGGTCGAACAACGGTGCAAAGCGCGTCAGGTCGTAAACCTCCGGGTCAACCGGTTTGGTGGCGGCGTAGGTTTTCACGTTATGCATCATTGGATATTCCCTCGTTGACTTGCCGTTCAAATGCAGACCACGCCTCACTAACCGCCGTGTCCAAGTCGGTGATTTCGGATGAGACAGGCGGGAAAAAGAAACGCTCGACGTTTCCGGCTGGCGTCGGCAGCCATGGCAAACCGGTTCTGGTAAAGAACCGCTCCCATGCCGCGCACAACTCGCCATTCCGGCCAACGCTGTCGAAACCTTCGGAGATACGGAACATGTTCGGAGCAACCGTCATGCCCTTACGTTCATGTACGCGTTCGTCCACGGTGTTGACCTTCGGCCAGCCATGCTTAGCGCGGCGTTCTCGCAGGATCGCTTCGGCCTTTTCGCCACCTTCCGCCACCAGTGACCGCAAGAGCGGCGGCAATGCCGGCATGGTGGCCGAGGCGGGCTTGAGCAGCTCGGCGCAACGCCCGGCGTGCCACGCTCTCGTGTAAGGGCCATGGACGGTAGGCAACGCAACGTCCGACTTCGGGTCCTCAAGCTTTTCCCAATCGCGCCCGGTCAAGTAAGCGCCGGCCCATGGAACCGAGATTTTGGCTTTCTCGGCACGCTCGATGTAGGTCGGAGACTTGGCGATGCATTCGGCGCGCTGCTCTTGCGAAAGCTTCTGCCACGCCTTCCGGCCAGCATATTCGCTGTCCTTGTCCCGCGTCGGCCATCTGGCATACCAGCGACGGAAAACACGCTCGACGGCTTCCGGCTTTTCTTCCGAACCTTCGTCGCGCGCATCTCTCTCTTGCTGATAATCAGTATTTGCTAGAGATGAGTTATTACTATGTGCCGATTTTGCCGGCGACGGTAAAACCGGCGACGGTTTTGCCGGCGACGGCATTTCAGTCTGCGGTAGAAATGCAACACTCTCGCTGTCCCCGCGCGGCGCGTCGGCGACCGGAGGGGAACGCGGCTCATCAAAGATAACCAGATTGGATGCGCCGAACTTGCCGTCTTCACGCGACTGCTCTCGCTCCGCATAGCCGCACTCGACCAATTCGGCGATCATCTTACGGGCCTTGTCGCGTCCGCAACCACCCTTCTTGATGATGTCGCCAATAACGACGGTCCAGTTGTCCGGCTTCGATAGCAGGTAGCCGAGGAGCCAACGCGCTTCCATGGAAAGACGGTCATCCTCGAATACGTGATTGGGAACGGCGGTATAGCGGGCATTTCGCGCGCCGCGCCGAATAGTCGCCTCGCTGGTCACTGTGCACCGCCTTTCCGCACGATTTCGCGCAGAAGCGAGCGAATGGCCTGCACACTGAGAACGACCGTCTGCGGCAATCCGCCGTCCGCCAAACGTGTGGCATGCAGGGCCGAATATTCCACCGCGAACGCCTGCAAGCCGAACGTGAAGTGGGCTTCCATCAGAATGCGGCGAATAGCGCTGCAATCGCGGCAAATGACGCCCGCCGGGACTCGCAAAAGCCAGTCCGCACGCTGCGCGTCAGTCTCGCAATCCGCTAGTTCTTCAACGATAGGGAGAAGCGCGCTCATCGCCCCACCTCGCGCTCAACCCTGCGCGCTACGGCGCGATAGGCGTCCATCTGCTTGCACAGATCGGTATGGGCGAGCCTTTGCGCTTCTGCGGCCTTTTCGGCGGCGGAGCAGAGTTCGGCGTAGCCCTTGAACGCAGCCTCGATTTGCGCCATGCCGGCAAGCATTTCATCAAACAGCGGATTGGATGCTGCCGGCCCGAAGAAATGTTCGCGAACTTGTGCGACCCAATCGCGCGGTACGCCCAAATCCTTGGCAACGGCGGCATCAGTCCAGGGCGCTTTGTAAGCATCCTTGGCATAGACCGCATCCAGCTTGTCGTTAATGATCCGGCGATCCTCGCGCGTCATCTCGCGCGGCTTTTCGGCACTGGACGAAGCGGAAATGTTAGCCACGACTGTCGTTCCTTTACGTTTGGCCGGGCTGGCGTGGAGCGGGCAAAAATCCTTGCGCGGGCCGTTGCCGACCACCCATCCCTTGTTCTGAAAATGCTGAATTGCCGCAACCGGCGGCTTTCGGTTTGCCCCTGTCTGAAAGGGGAAGTAGGCGACCGCGTTGCAGCAGGCGCACACGATCTTCATCGCCTTGGTGGACTTGTCGCCGTAGGAAATGGACTCTTCTGGAAAATCGCGCTCGCTCATTGGCCCCTGCCCTGTTTCCACACCTCGAAATCCGCGCGCAGGTCCAGAAAGGCCATCTGCGCGCGCGCTTCGGTGTTGATCTGTGTTTTGCTGGAAATGCCGAGCAGCTTTTTCAGCACGGTATCGGCATGGTCTTTGTTGTGGATTGCCCGGCTGCTGTCCCGACGTTCAAGAAAGCGATGGAACGGCTTTTCGGCGCAGAGCATGGCCGCATTCGCCGCGAAATCGCCGTCGCGCAACTGGCGCGGTACTTCCCTTTGAGGCTGGCTTTGCCGCAACGCGACGACTGCACGGCGACGAAGCTCTAAAAACAGCACCACGTTTTCAAGTGCGCCGCTGATAAGCTCAATATCTTCGGGAAGGGCATCGGCGTGCATCGTGCAAAGCACAGCTTGCTCGCCTGTCGCGCGCCGAACAACGATGCGCGTCATCCCGCCATCGGTGTCGATGGACCATCGGTCGCCTTGGCAAAGATCCACGATACCGGTCAATCTGGAAACGCGCGCTTTCTCGCTTTCGCGTGCGGCTTGGGCTGGCGTCGTCATGCAGCCTCGCTTTCCACCGCAGGCGCGGTTTCGGCGGGCATGTAGTCTTTCCAGTCCACCCGGCGAATGGTGGTGCTGTCGCCATAGGTGCCGTCGTCTCGCAGCTCCCAAACGAACCACGCGGTATTCATGCGGCTGCTGGCTTTCTCGCCATCCCACCCGTCGCGATGCATCATCGGAAGCCGCCGTGCGAAAACGTGGACGCGAGCCGGCGGGCAATCGTCCATGACGAAATTGCGGTCATCGTCCGCGAAGCCGCACAGGAAATTGAGATTGAGCAGCAAGGCCATCTTGCGGGGACGGAATACCCGCAGGGCATGGGCGACAAACCCATTTAGAACCTCGCCATAGGGCGGATTCGTCACGATATCGTAAGATCCATGTTCCGCCGGCTGCGAAGTCAGGAAGTCTTGCACCGCCTGCAATTCGCCGTGCTGGTCCGCAGTGCCGTAATCGACCAGATCGGCGAGAACGACACTGTAGCCAGCCCGCTCAAGCATACGAGCAATCGCCGCGCGACCGCAGGCCGGCTCAAGAACCGTGGCGGAAAAGGTTTCGAGGGCGAGAAGCGTATGCATCGCTTCCGGCGGAGTTTCATAAAGGTTCTGTCCACGCGCCTCTTTCGAGGCGCTCGCCGTGCCCACCGCCGCCCGAAGATTGGCGCGGGTCGGCCCAAGCCCGGCAGAAAGCCGCGCCTGAATTGCACGCTCGACAATGCCCGGCTCGCGATGTTCCGCCGCTGCCAGTTTGCGCGCTTCGTGGATTTCCTTGCGGGAAAGGCCGGTTTCCTCCGACGTAAAACTGTTTCCATCGGAAACGGTTTTGGGCCGACCGCCTTTTGACGCCTTACCCGAAGCCTGCGCCTCATCCCACTTGTCCGCGATCAGGATTTTCGCGCGGGCTTCGATCAGCAGTGCGTCGGCCTGCATCCGCCGCGCCTTGGCTATCAGCTTTTCCGTCGCGCCGATCTGTTCGGCGAATTGCGCCGCCGTCTTGGCCGTGGCATATGCAACCGAGGCGACGATACGAGCGTTGACGATATCGCCCTCGTCCAGCAACGCCCGCGCCCGCTCGACGGTTGCGACCAGTCCGGAGGCGTCGGAGGCGGGCAGGATATCCGGCAGATTTTGAGGGATATCCGCAGAAATGGGCAAGTCGCCCGGTTCCGCTATGCCTTGCAGCATCGCCAGCACTTCGCGGGCGCGCTCGGTCGGATAGTAGGTTTTCGCGTCTTGCTTGTCGCGTTTCAGATAACCGTTACCAACGGCATTGTTTGCCGCCGTCACATGTCTTGGCTCTGTCGCCTTTACGACGCCTTCGCTTACCGCTGTCGTGATGAGCGCTAGCGCGTTCGGACCGGGCTTGGGGAGTTTTACGGATTGATAGACGGGCATTAGTTCGCCCTCATCAATCGATCGAGGTAGGCTTGCCCGAGGCCGGTCAGTTTTGCTGTTCGTTCGTCTTGGGAGATATGGACATAGCCGCAGCGGCGGCACTCCAAAGCGAGCAAGCGACGGCCAAGGCCGGTTGCGATCTCGACGCGTCCCCCGGCAAACTGCACTTCACGCAGAAAACCCCTTGCACGTTCGGACAAGGGGCGGGACATCAATTCATCAATGGCGGGATCGGTTTGAGGCTTCATTGTCCGCCTCCAACCGCATGGAGGCCGACCCTCTGCCCGCCGCGTGCTTTCACGTTGGCGAGCGCCTTGCGGAGCGCCGCAATCCCGATTTCCAGTTCCGCCGCGTCCCGGTCCATCTTGGTCGCTTCCGCTGGCGTCACCATGAGATCGGCAATCGCAACTGCCCCGCCCGAAATCAGGTCGCCGGCCTTGCGCACCATGTCGGAATAGGCGGCGATAAGGCAGTGATCGGCCCCGCGCTCGCTTTCCGGCTCGACCAACCGCTTGCCGTGCAGCTCCGCCATCGCCGAAGTGACGACCTGCACGCCGCAATCGGATTCCAGGGCGTAGACCGCGTGCAACGGCATCATTTCCGGGTCCGTCGCATTGTTCATGCGCCCGATGTGACTTTTCGAAATCGAAGAGATTTCCGCAGCCCGCTCGATGCCGCCGACAAGTCGGATGAGATCGCGCTGTGCCGCCTTGATGCGGTGGAACCATGCAGTTTGATTCATGAGACAAAACCTTTCCCGCACCGGGAAATTCCCGGTGTTTTTCCCGTGGTGGGAAATGATCGAAGATGAGAAATTCAGGGCGTTACGAAGCTACGGAGGCCCACATGCAAAACGAGAAATCCCCGCGCCGGGCGGCAGACAAGAAAGCGCCACGGCGCGGGGTGCAGCGGGCCGGGAGGATTGGCCGCGCAAAAGATGAGCGAGGCCGGTCATTCTGCGGCCTCCGCAAACGAAAAGAAGTCATCCGGCTTGAGATCGAGGCCGGTTGCCCTTGCATGGGCAAGCAAACGAAACGCATCAGCCTGCGGAATAATTCCACCCGTGCCGCCGCGATGCCTTGGATACATCCAGCGGTAAACACGCGAAATGTGCTTGCCAGTGATGGCAGACACTTCGCCAATCCCAATTTTGGCAATGACAGACTTTGCCGGATCTAGGTGTTTTTCGCTCATATCGCGATCTTTGCGATTATCGCTACTTTTTGTCAACCGCACCATGGCGTTTTTCGCGATGGATTTTTTTGCGGATTACGCGAAAGTCAAATGATGCTAGACCCGCAACACGAAATCAAACGCTGGTTGACCAACAAGTTGGATGCCGCGCCACACGGCACTGCAAGTGCGCTCGCGCGCACCCTGGGTGTCAGCCCGACGCAAATCACGCGCATGAAGAACTTGGAGGCTGGAAAAGAGCCTCGCAGGATCGCCTTGGAAGAACTCCACGGGATCGCCAAATTCTTCAACGAATTGCCGCCGGGCTACGAGGAAATGGCTAGCTGGATTTCCGACCGGCAAGATCATTCAACGGCGATGCCGGCGCAATCTCGCCCATCACCAAATGCTAGCTTCCCGCCTAAGTGGCAGGCATTTCCCGGAGACACATCAATTCCTTTGCGCGGCCAGATTTCTGCAGGCGCAAACGGCCGCTTCATAATGAACGGGCAAGACATAGCGCGGGTCTTCTGCCCGCCCGGCCTCGAAGGAGTCGAGGGAGCTTACGCGGTCCAAGTACAAGGCACCTCCGGAGAGCCGAGGTTCTTTCATGGCGAAACGGCGTGGGTAAACCCCAATGCTCGCTATCGCAAAGGCGACGACGTTATTGTGCAGATACTCGGCGACGATGAGAGCGGCGAGGTCTTCAGCTACATTAAGCGATACGAAAGCCAGAACTCTCAAGTCCTCAGACTGTACCAGTACAATCCCGCCGATGGCGAAGGACATGAGCTTGAATTCCCCATGGATAAGGTTTTTAGCATCCATAAGGTTGTATTTCACGCGATGCTATAACGCGGCTCATCGCATCGCCAAGTGGGTCGAATAGTGAGGTTTCGAAAGGCCGGAAGGCCCTTTGGGCACTCGCTGCACCTGATTTTCCGGCACAGTTGCATGTAGTTATGGACGCCTAAATCGACAGCCTTTCGTAGGCTTTCCACCCCAAGATTTCGGGAATGGCCGCAGTCGTCGCAAGCCACATAAAGGCTGGACAACTCGATAATCAACCTCATTGCATCGGGGTGATATACCGGCGGCCTCTTCATTTTCTCTCCTGTTTGTTCTTTGTTCGTTCACGCCAAGAAAGCACCTTCTGGTGGCAGTGTCGAGTCGTTTTTGATCTGCCATTCCATGCGGAAAACGCGATTTCGCGCGCTGAACTTAGCGCTTGCTGACTTATAATCGCGATTATCTCCATTTTTTGTCTTGACTTATTTTGCGATTATCGCGAATTTCGGCGCATCCGAGCCTTGCGTACGCAGGCTCGGCATTCGACCGGGCAAACTCGTGCTTTCTTGCGAACTGCCTGCGCCCGGCTCAACGCAACGATGGAGAAAACATGCGCAATATTCCGAGAGAGATGGCCGATCTGGCACGCGAACGCGGCGTCGGCATGACTGAGGCCGAGTTACGGGCCGAAGGTTTCACCAAGGACGAAATCGCGAAGCACGCCACCGAGGCGGCGGAAATGCTGCGCGCAGCAGAAACCGCACGCGCCGCCTGATTCTCTATCCGCTCCGGTTTCCGCCTCACGCGAGGCGGTTTCCCGAACGGATGGAGATCGAGTTTCATGAACAAAGAACGTCGCAAAGAAATCGCACGCGCAATCGCGATGATCGAAGAGGCCAAGAGCATTCTGGAAACCTGCAGCGACGAAGAGCAGGACTATTTCGACAACATGCCTGAATCCTTTCAAGACGGCCAAAAGGGCGAAGACGCGCAAACAGCAATTGACGCCTTAGATGAAGGCGTTTCGAACTTGGAAGACGTTAGCCAGGCACTCGGCGATATCGTCGTGTGATCCCCCATCCGCTCCGGTTTCCGGCCTTCGGGCCGGTTTCCCGAACGGATGAACGGAGATCACATCATGTTCCGCATTTCCCCAATGACAGAGGCCCCCACGAGCCTGCCACCGCTCGAAGAGGAAGTGCGCGCGCTCTGCGCTGCAATCGGTCTCATCACCGCCGCCATGGCGCTCGCCGTGCTGGCACTCATGCTTTCGCACTAACCGCCCAAAGGAAACCGCGCATGAAGAAAATACGCGATGCCTCAATGATCATAGGCATGCTCGAAAACGGCCAACTCAACCCGGCCTTTTCGGCGGAGATCGGCACCACGCTCGAAAAGCTGTCCGCCATGTCGGAAGGCAATCCCATGGCGACGTTCAAGGGGGCCGTGACTCTGAAACTTGGCCTGTCCGTCAAGGACGGCATGGTCACGATATCCGCCGACATGGAGTCCAAGACGCCGAAACTGCCTCGCAAGAACTCCGTCTTTTGGGTTGTCGAGGACGGCGCGCTTTCGACCGAGCATCCCCGCCAACACGACATGTTCACGCCGCGCGAAGTCTCTAGCGCGCAGCAATAACCCTTCCCGACTTTTTCAACCGCGCACCCGCGCACCAATAGAGGAATTGAAATGGATCAACTGACCAACACCGCCGTTGTCGAAATTGCCAAGATCGCGACGCAGGCCAACGCCCACATTATCAGCGTGCCCGCGCCGGCAAATGCCAAAGGCATCCCGTCAAGCGTGCCCGCCTTGCTGGACCCGTCGAGCGGGCGAGTTACGGATGTATCCAATATCTTCGCCCCATGGCGCGACCGCCCGGAGCGCAAGACCGGCACGGCGAGCGTCGAGACGCTGGATTCGTTCATCGCTCTCGTCGAGCGCCACAAGACGGCAAACAGCGCTATCTTTGCCATCACCGATTGGCAGAAGCCGAGCTTTACCGCAGTCATCGACTATCACGGCACAGACCCGGACAACGGCAAGCACCGCATCCACTACGCTTTCCCGCTCTCCGAGGAGTGGAAGGCCTGGGTTTCCAAGGACAGTAAGCCCATGACCCAGGGCGAGTTTGCCGAGTTTATCGAAGACCATATTGCCGAGCTGTCGTCGCCCGACTCGGACGAGGCCAAGGACTTCGGCGGCATGTTCAACACCAAGGTTGCCTATCCTAACGAGCTGATCGAGCTTTCGCGCGGCCTGCAAGTCAATGCGGAAACCCGCGTCAAGAATGCCGTCAAGCTGCAATCCGGCGAAAGCCAGATCGTGTTCGAAGAAGACCACAAGAACGCAGCCGGCCAGCCTATCACGGTGCCGGGCATCTTCATTCTGAGTATCGCGCCGTTCTTTGAGGGCGAAAGCATCCGCGTGCCGGTCCGCCTGCGCTACCGCCTGCGCGAGGGCGTTCTTTCGTGGATATTCATGCTCTATCGCCCGGATATCCACATCACCAAGGCCGTCAACTTCGCCCTCCACGACACCGCCGCCGCGCTGGACCTGCCGAAATTCACCGGCAAGCCGGAAATGGCCGGCGGCTGATTGCAGCGGAGCGGGCGTCACCCCTCGCCCGCTCTCGCCTTTCCCGAAACTTGAACCGCAACATGAGACAGCCGGGCGCTGCTAGAATTATCGCATAGGACGACGAATGAAAGCGGAGCGAACTGACGGTATAGCCTACCCGCCGCGTGGATTAAGCCGAGAAGCATCGGCAAGATACATTGGCGTCAGCACCACAAAATTTGACCAGCTCGTCGCCGACCGTCGCATGCCGAAGGCAAAGAAAATTGATGGCCGCGTGGTTTGGGATCGCATTGCCTTGGACGCAGCGTTCACGGAACTGCCGGACGAAGGCGTCAACATGATTGACGAGATATTGTCAGGCCGGCACCCCTAGAAGTAGAGTGGCTTATGGCTACGCACCCCGATTATCCCTTTGCATCATCCTTCGAAGACCGCCACGGCACCACCCGCTGGCGGTTTCGCCGTTCCGGAAAGACGGTCTCATTGCCCGGTCAGCCGGGCGATCCCCAATTTGAACAGCATTACAAAGCAGCGATTGAAGGGCGAAAACCGACCACCGCTAAAGTCATTGGCATGCCGGGCGCGGTTGCCCAGGGTTCATTCCGCGATGGATGGCGAAAAGTGCAACGCACTCCCGAATGGCTCAAGTACGATCCGGCCACGAAAGATAAGAACACACGGCTTGCCGAAGAATTTCTTGAGCTGCTGCTTGTGGAAAATGGCACGGCCAAATGGGGCGATATGCTGGTGCGCGATCTGAAACGCCGGCACGTAAAGGAACTGCTAGCGAGATTTCATGAAACGCCCCACAAAGCCAAACATCTGCTGGTTGCGGTTCGCAAGATGATTTACGTGGCACTCGATGAGGAATGGATAGATAGCGATCCTACCTACAAGCTCTCCTACCGACCGGAGTACAAGGGCTGGCGTGCATGGACAGAGGAAGAGCGTGCCGCGTTTGAAGCCAGATGGCCGCTCGGTTCTGCGGCGCGAACTGCCTATGGACTTGCACTCTGGCTCGGCAATCGCCGCTCCGATGTCGTCAAGATCAAATGGAGCGACATCGACTTAAAGAACCGGACGGCGACCATCACCACCAAGAAGGGCGACAAGACGCTTGTCCTGCCCCTCACGCCCATGATGATCGAAATTCTTGCACCGCTCGACAGGAGCAAGGAATTTGTCCTGATCAATGGTTATGGAAACCCCTTTTCCGGGAAATCCCTAACTGGCATGATGTCGCACTGGACCAACCTTGCCGGCATGCCAAAGGGCTGTAGCCTGCACGGTCTCCGAAAAACGCTGGGCAAATTGCTAGCCGAATCCGGCTCGACCACCCGCCAGTTAATGGAGACCTTGGGCCATGATGATATCCAGCACGCTGAACTTTATAGCCGCGAAGCAGAACAACAGCGGCTCGCTAAGGATGCAATGACCCGCCTAAGTCGGAAGATGACCGTAAAAAAGGCTTCGAAATCGGACCGTGCTGTGTGACACGCAATATCAGGAGACAGCAGAATTATTGAAAGTAGTTCCTCTTGTCGATGTCGGCACAGAAAGAGTAAAACGAGCCCACCTATCCGCCAATGGAATTGCGGCGGTTGCGCGGTGTAAGATTAGGACGGGCCCGTGGTTGACGTAAATGAACTTAATTTGGTGTTGCGAATCCTAGACGCCGCTATAGATGGGCTTAGAAAATACACAAACGTTACTCCTGTAAGGCCCCTTCCGTCGGATGCTATTTTAGCTAATACACTCGCATCAGAGCTGCACCAAATCACTATAATGGCGCGCTCGATGGTTTCAGTTCGAGATGTTCACCAGTTCCGCAATTCACTGAACAATTTAAGTCATAATGCGACATATGTGATGCTGAAGCATTTGCCGTTTCCGGCGCCGAGTCTAATAGACGGTGGCGTGTTCGCCGGAGTCAAGGAGGCGGTTAACGGAGTGCTTGGCCGCCGTCAGACAACAATAGAAAATGCTATCGAGTTCGCTCGGGAAGCTGCTGATCAATGGCTAGAACCCATTCCCCAAACCTTTCCTCTTCCCTCGCCGAAAGTTGCCCCGTTCAATTTTGACATAGTCGATAAACGCCTCGTTGTCGTTAGCCAGCCTGCCAGTGCATCCGATACGGGTGCCACTGCCAGCGCTAGAACGGCACTTCTTGAGCAAGGGCAACGGCTGCTCGAAGCCTTGACAGCCTCAAACAGCAATCCCCTACTTCGCGATGCATTACAAATATTGCAGATTAAGCTCTCATCTGGGCACGATATTGTTCAGCTCGGGCTACTCAATCTGACATGGGAGGGAGCAGTTCACGGCGCTGAGGACGAAGTTTCCGCTGTGATGGCAAGGAGTTTGCAAGCCCACGCGTTGGGAGTCCGTCACTATCTCGCTCAGTATCCCGAATGGGTTGCGTTTAGTGACAATGCAGCCGAACTAGAGCTTTCTCGCGAAGAGCTCGAAGCGCTGGCCCGCGAAACTGAGCAATTGGCGGATAAGCTTGAAAGCGAAATTACAGTTGATGAGGAAGTTCCGCGATCATTAAGGTTCGTAGCTAATGTCCGCAAGCAGCCGGCCAAGGAATTGAAGCGGGCAGGCTTAGCCTTGATCCGCACAATTGAGAATTTAGCAATTTCCGTATTCCGCCAACTGTCAGATTTTGCCTCCACGATATTTAAGCAGTCCCTGAGCGCAGCTCGTGTGCCGGTGGCCGGCGCACTAGGGTTGGCCATAGCTGCGATAATTCTGCATCAGGCAGAAATTTGGGCGACGGTGTCAGGTGCAGCTTGGCTCAAACCCGCTGCGGAAATCATTCAACGTTCCGAAGGCGCACTTATTGGTAAGGTAAAGTAAGGTGAGCTGCCCATTGAATCCCAAAATCTAGGTATGCAAGTCTGCGACTTTAAAAGCGTAAAATAGCTCCCTTTGGGCTCCGCCGGAGGCAATTTAGATTCCCCTGGGATGGAATTTAAGCGGCGCCAAAAGACCGCTCTAAAGCAGTATAATGGCAGATTTCCCCTCTCCGAAGAGGCTCACATCCCCAACCTTGTTCCGCCTCCCTGAAGGCTTCCCAAATTCCATTCTACGGGAAGATTTGGGATGAATGGGGCAAAGTCTTCTGAGCCCATCTGTCACCGAAGCATTGCGTGTCTGCGCCGCATTTCGCGAGGTCAGCAAACATGTCTTTGACCTCCGCATCGTCCTCGTGAAATTCCTGAAGGGAGCAAGCTGCCACGATCCCAGGAGTCTCGGCTTTAAATTTAAGCTCCGCACCGTTTCCTGAAGCCTCGACGTTAAAGACGTGGAAATCAGCGACGCTCTCCGGTTCTTGTCTCGGGCCCCCAAAAACATTCACCCAAAAACTAGCCTTACCGGCGCTTCCATCGCTATTGATAATCTTGACGAAAACGCGTCCCTTCCAATTTTGCCCACGCCACACTGTGATATATTGCCCAGCGCTAGTGGTCTTGACCTTCTCCGCGCTCATGCCCGGAGCGGTTCCACAATTATGATATGCGAAGGCGTTTGCAGCGGAGACAAGAATACAAGCCATTCCCAACATCAGCGACTTAGTAAACAT